GCGGTGCAGGTTGCCTCTGGCGGAAACCTGCACGTTACCGAGGTGTCCTGATGGATGTCCGCTTCCATAGCCACGGCGATACCGTCGCTATCGAGCACATCCAGGACGTTGAGCCGATCCTTGAGCGCAACAAAGCACTTCGAGGAGAGGAGCAGAAGTCGGATTGGGGTCGGCATGTCGCGTCAATTCCGAACGTGATCTACGTGAAGTGGCTGGATGAACAGCACGCGAAGGGCAACACCTCATTGCGCATGTTCACCCCTGAATTCGACCTGATCGTGCAGAAGAAGCTTCAAGACCCGGAATGGGCCTATTTGCGCACCGACCGGCCAGCGCTCGTCACGGGATGGCGGTAAATGGCGATCACCACCTACGACCTGCTTAAGTCAGCCATCGCCGACTGGCTGTCGCGGGATGATCTCACGGCCTTTATTCCGGACTACATCACGCTGTTCGAATGTGATGCGGCACGCCGATTGAAGGTCCGGCCGCAGGCTACGACTACGACGCTCACACCATCCAGCGGAGTCGTTGCGCTGCCGACAGACTATCTCGGCTTCCAGCGCGTGACGTGGACCGGCTCGCCAATTCAGGGGCTGGAGTATGTTGCGCCAGAACTCTATGCGGCATACCTGAATACGGGCAGCGGAACGCCGGCCGTTTTTACGATTGAGGGCGCAAATCTCAAGGTCGCGCCATCGGACGATACCGATCTGACGTTCTTGTACTTTCAGCGCACCCCGGCCGTCTCCAGCTCGCTCAACTGGTTGTTCACCAACCATGTTGACGCCTATCTGGCGGGCTCGCTCGCGCAGGCCGCGGCTTTCAACAAGGGATTTGACATCGCAGGAACATGGCTTGCCCGCTGCGACCAGATCTTCAAGGAAATACAGTCGCTCGATTTTAACGAACGGCAGGGGATGTCGGTTCGCGTGATGGGGCGGACGCCATAATGCCATTGCTGGCTTGGGGGGAGTTCAAGCCCGATGTTTCTGACTTCGAGGGCTCGGCAACCAAGAACGTGCGCAACGTCATCCCGAGGGGGGACGGTTATGGCCCGTTCCCTGACTTTGCGATTCTATCTCAGGCGCTGATCGCAACTTGCCGCGGAGGCTTCTACGCCCTTAAGTCGGACGGCTCGGTTGCGGTCTTCGCCGGCACGGCCGACAGGCTTTGGCTCGCAAGCAACACGGACTATTCGTGGACGCCGGTTTCCAAAGTTAAGACGGCGACGATCACGGCAGCAAGCCCCGGTGTTTGGAACGTCACTGCTCACGGCTTGGCGGCCAACGATCCTTTCATTCCCTATAACACCGGAGGCGCGCTGCCTGCTGCATACACCGCGGGCACGAAATATTACGTCAAAACGGTAACCGACGCGGACCACTTCACCGGCTCAGCCACGCCCGGCGCGGCGGCCATCAACACGGCGACGACAGGGACTGGAACGCATTCGGTAACCTCGGTCTACCCGTCCTTGTCGAGCGACGCGCAATGGCAGTTCGCCCAGTTCGGCAACCTCGTCTTTGCGACGCAGAAGAATGCTCCGCTTCAGGTCTACAACCTGGCTTCGTCGTCATCGTTTGCTGATTGCGCGGGCTCACCGCCGCCGGCCGCTTATATCAGCGTAGTGGGTCGCTTCCTCGTACTGTCGGGTTTGCTGGATTTCCCGTTTCGAATCCACTGGTCCGGGCTCAACGCAACGACGACATGGACCAGCGGAACCAACAGTTCTGACTTTCAGGATTTTCCGGACGGCGGCATTGTCCGTGGGGTTGCCGGTGGTGAATTCGGAACGGTGTTTCAGGATCAGGCCATCCGGAGAATGTCCTATATCCCGGGCTCGCCGCTGATCTTTCAAATCGAGCGCATTGCGCAGGATCTGGGATTGTTCGCGCCATACAGCATTGTTCGCGCGGGAAGCCTGATCTTCTTTCATTCGGCGCAGGGTTTTTACAAGATTGCGCCCGGCGGGCTTCCCGAGCAGATCGGCCGTGAAAAGGTTGACCGGACGTTCTTTGACGAACTCGACAAGACCGAACTGCGGATGTTTATCGGCGCGTCTGATCCACGATCGACGCGAGCGTTCTGGGCCTACAAGTCCACGGCAGGAACGACCGGGCTCTACGACAAGATCATGGGATATGATTACGCGCTCGATAGGTTCTTTCCAGTTTCAATGGTCGGGGAGTACCTGCTTGGCATGTCCCAGCCCGGCATTACGCTGGAGAATCTGGACATACTTTCGGCATCGATCGATGCGCTTGCGGCCTCGCTGGACTCGTTTGCGGTCTCCACTCAGCCCTTGATTGCGCAGTTTTCAAGTGCCCACAAGATGGGTTTTTTCTCCGGCGCGGCCCTGGAGGCAACGCTTGAGACATCGGAGCAGGGTGCGGATGGAGAGCAGGTTTTTGTGAGCGGCTTCCGCCCTGTTACGGATGCGCCCACGGTCTACGGCTCGCTCTCGTATCGGAACCTGATATCCGACGCGACGACATCGCTTCCTGAAATCGCGCGGAACGCCAGAACCGGAAATTGCGACCTTCGCAGGTCCACGAAATTTTCTCGGATGAAAATCCGTATTCCCGCATCCACAAGCTGGTCATTCGCAGCTGGTGTTATCCCCGCCATTAAACCCGATGGCCAGTCATGACGGCGACCATCTATGTTCCGGGGACTGAGGAGCGGGATCTCAAAAAGATAATCCTGTCGCTTCAGGCGATCGGCGCCTACCTGACGAAGGGGAATTTCTCGTTTCCTGCATCGCCTGACGGGTCCACCGACCCCAATACGCTGGACGATTACGAGGAAGGCACTTGGACGCCGGCTATCACCTTCGCAGCGCCCGGAGACCTCACCGTCGCCTATTCGCTGCGGAGCGCTTACTATACCAAGATCGGCCGCCTCGTCTCCATCAGCTTCGCCATGGTGACCTCGACCTTTACGCATACGACGGCCTCTGGAAACCTGCTCATCACAGGCTTGCCGTTCACGCCGATCACGACAGATGCAAGCTACCGCGCTTATGCACCCGTTCTCTATAGTGGGATTACCAAGGCGGGATACGCTGCGTTCAGCTCGGCGCTGATTGGAAATTCTGCATCCATCCAGGTGCTGGCCTCCGGGTCAGGCGTTGCAGTCGCCAACGTAACCACGGCCGACATGCCGACAGGTGGCGGCGTCGCGCTCGGCGGATCGGTTAATTATGTCGTGTGACCTTGTTTGCGTTAACCCCGCCGACGTTCAAAAGGTATGGCCGCTGGCACGCGATTTGATCCGCTCCGCGATCGAGCGAACGAAGCTGAGCGAATTCGCGGACGTTGAGACGGATGTCCTTTCGGGTGACCAGCTGCTCTGGCTGGCGATCAGCGATCACGTCGAGGCCGCAGCAACCACGCATCTTTCGCGTAATGTATGCACGCTGACGGCATGCAGCGGACATCAGATGAAACGTTGGCTTCCCCTGTTCGAACGAATTGAGAAATACGCAAAGGACGAGGGCTGCAAGATGCGGATCTATGGTAGGCCCGGCTGGCAGCGCGTGCTTAACGGATATCACGTCGAACACGTCATTTTAGAGAAGGCGCTATAACATGGGCGGTGAGAGCAAAACGTCGCAGACGCAGAGCAGTACGACGGCCCCGTGGGCTGAAGCGCAGCCTGCCCTGCAGGGCATTCTCAGCCAGTTGACCGGCAACCTCAGCAAGACGGGTGTGACTGGCGGCGAAAGTGGCGCGTTGGACACGCTGACAGCCAACGGAAAGAACTTCACCTCGCAATATGGTCAGCCGATTGCTGACTATGCCAAGACGCTATTGAGCGGCGGTGGCGCGACCGATCAGGCAGGCAACGTCAACGCCAACTATCAGCGCTACGTTGACCAAACCAACCCGCTCGCCTCGAATACCAACTATAATCCCTATGACACGCCGGGATTCCGCGACGCCATCAACACGGCAACGTCTGACATCACCAATAACACCAATGGGACATTTGCAGCGGCGGGTCGGGATTTCAGCGGCGCGAATTCGATGGCGCTCGGTCGGGGTCTCACCCAAGGCCTGGCTCCGACGATCGCCGCCCAGTACAATCAGAACGTCAACAACCAGCAGGGCGCGGCCGGCAACCTTTACAACGCTGGCAACACCAATGCGGGGATCCTGTCCGGCCTGAACCAGCAGAAGCTGTCCAATCAGGCGCAGGGGATCACAGCAGTTGGCGCCGCAAACGAGGCCGCCAATGCCGGCGCCAACGCGACCTTGGAAGCAGAAGCCAAGCGTCGTGGAATCCCGGTTCAGGCGCTCGGCCTTCTCGCTCAGATCGGTATTCCGATCGCGGGGCTTGGAAGCCAGTCCACAGGCCAGTCGCAGGGCACGCAGCAGATGTCCGGCGCGCAGCAGTTCGGCATGATTGCGAACGGCACCGGCAATCTCTTCAAATCATTCTTCCCGGGTGGATTGTAAGACATGGGCCTGCTTGACTCGCTCTTTAATCAATCGACCTACGGCGGGCAGGGCGGCGGGTTGCTGGATTTCCTGCGCCAAAGCCAGATGCAGCAGGATCAGTATCAGCCGAGTGCTGGGTTTCCACAGGAGCAGCCGCCAACAAGTTTTGCCGATCGGTTTAATGCGATGCCGGGCGCGCCTCAGCCGGTAGCGCCGTCAGGACGTAATTTTGACAGCGCCCAATTCGATCCGCAGACATTTGCACCTAACCAGGCGCAGCCCATTGCCGTTGGCGACTACCAGATGCCGCGGCTTGGCGGTGCTGACCAGTTCAATCCGCAGCAGGCGTTAACCCCGACTAACGCGCAGCCAGCACAAGGCCAATTGCCGATGCCTGCTCCGCAGCAGGCGCCGGTCCAGCAGCCACAACAGCTCCCCCCGGCTTTTGGCGGCGGCTCTGCGCTCGGCCGTATGTTCAATCCAGACGGCCTTGTTGCAAGATTAACTGGGAACGATTCCCGATCGGTAGCACAGCAGAACCTTAAGGCTCAGTATGATGCTTTGGTGCCCCTGCTTGGACAGCAGAAGGCGATGCTCGCAGTCTTGAACAAGGAGGCGGGGCAGACCCTTATCAACGAGGCGCTGACCAGCAAGGAAAAATACACCAAGACCGGCACCGATGCCATGGGGAATGAGACCTATGGCTTTGTTAACGACCGCGAACAGACCGTCAATGGGAAGCCGATAAGTGCTGGCGACAATCAGGCGAGCGCTGGTTTTCTGGCCCCTGGCGTCAAGCAGATGGACAGCAGTCTGACGGGGCAGGACTACCTGAAGCAGTTCTCACCCGAGGTGCAGGCGGCCGTTCAGAACTATATCGAGGGCAAGTCAACTCCGACAGGAAACCCGCGCAAGGGCTTCACCCAGACTGTGAAGATGATCGCGCAAAAGGTTGGAGCCGATACCGGGCAGCAGGTTGACGATACGACCTTCGCCGCCCGCCGGCAGATGCGCAATCAGCTCAGCTCGTCGGCGCCAAGCTCTTTGGGTGGTCAGATCAACATCGGCAACACGGCGGCGGGCCATCTCGCTGACCTGACACAGAAGGCGCTCGAACTCGGCAATTACGATACCGGTATTGCTCCGCTGTCTCATGCCGTCAACGCGGCACGCGGTCTAGGAACCGAGCAGGCGGCCAAGATGGAAGCCCTGAAGGGCGCCGCGCAGCATTACGGTCAGGAAATCACCAAGTTCTATGCGGGCTCGCCGGGCGGCGTAGCGGAACGTGATCGCTTCATTGAAAGTGTAAACGGCGCGCGAAGCCCGAAGGAACTGGCGGCTATTCTCGCTACGGAAGGTGAACTGATGCGCTCCCGGCTCGACGCGCTGGGCGGTCAGATCAAGGGCGTCTTGGGTGAAGAGGGCACCAAGCAATATCCCGTGCTCCGTCCTGATGGCGAGGTCGCGCTGAAGAAAGTCGAAGAGAATGTTTCAAAGCTGAAGGGCGGCGGTGCCGAGGCTAGCAAGCCGGCCGGTATCGACCGATCTGCAATCGAAGCTGAAATGCGCAAGCGCGGGCTGATGAAATGACCGACCTTTCGGCGCTTTCAGACGCTCAATTGCAGGCGCTCTACGGCCAGCCACAGGCTGCGCCTGATCTTAGCAGTATGTCTGATGCCGACTTGATGAAAGCTTACGGCGCGGCTCCTATGGGCCGTGGTGAGGACGCCGCAAAAAGCATCGGATCGGGCTTGGGAAGTGCCACGATCGGCGCCCTTGGCGGGGCTGGCGATCTCCGCAGCCTAGCATCTCGCGGTGTTGACAAGCTCGGCGAGAATATCGGCGTAGATCTTTCTCCAGTAAAGACCGCAGCGAGCATGAGCCCGCTCGGGATTATGAACGCATTCCCGACCTCGGAACAGGTTCGCTCGACAATCAGTGACCCTATTATCGATCCAGACTACAAACCGCAGTTTGCTACTGGCGAGATTGCGAAGAAGGTCGCGGAGTTTTCTCCGAACGCCC